TCAGGAATATTTTGTAATATCACTCCAGCTGAAAGTGGATGGGAGGGTTATTTAACATTACAAATTAGTAATTGTACTTCCTTATTTAATAGAATTTATGCCAATGAAGGCATCACTCAATTGTTATTTTATAGAGGCAATCCTTGTGATATTGATTACCCACAAAGAAAAAGAAAAAGTATAAATAAGCCTGTGGGTGTTTAGTTATAAGTAAAAAGCTTTTCCGAACTGTGGTTTTGGTTTACTGGCGTATTCAGTAGAACCCGCCCCAGGACCGCCGAAATTGCGTCCTCTGAGACTTGGTAACTCTGTACCACCTATATCTGCCTTACCTACTGGTATACGCCCTCCTAGGGAGGGCTCATCAAAACCAGAGCGTTGTCTAAAAGCTCCTGCAGCTTTAGCTGATTTAAAAAACCGTTTTACTCTATTCTGTTGATCATTTATATCCTCTACATCTCCCCTCTGATCTATCTCAAAACGACGCAGGTCTACATCATATCCTTGCTCAGGATTTAAATCTGATAGTTCTGCTCCAGACGTACCTGAGTCTTGTCTGGGGTCGTAAGTAGGATCGTAGAATCGTGCCATGATACCATTGTAAGAGAAAGAAATCATACCTTATATAGCCATGCTGGGTGCAACTAATTTTCTAAGTGATTTTGTTAAAGACGAAGTTAAATGCAGAGGTCTATCTATGGAAGATTTTGGAGCTCAAATAGATAATGAAAAAAACGATATTCCTTTGTATGATATGTATAATCGAGGATTAGCAGCATGCGAACAGGGAATGGAGAGAAAGAATCTGGGAATGGAGGGACAACGTCCAGGTCTGACAGGTTATATTCCATCAATGGAGGAAGCAATGAAAAACTATCCGAGAGTTTCAGTAAGGCCAAAAACCCTCTTACTGGCATTAGACTCTCCGAATTCGAAAATGAAAGGTATGTAATAGAGGAAATGGAAGAATGTCCCGATGGTTTTTGTCCAATGCCTGAGACTGCAGACTTCTCTACCACACCGGTAGATGGTACTTTACATTTTTTCGATCCAGTAGAGAAACCGATTCACTACGCAGCAAGTTCTGTAGAATGCATAGATGCGATAGAAGCCCAGCTGACTCCAGAAGAGTTTCGTGGTTATTTAAAAGGTAATGTAGCTAAATATATGTGGCGTGAACGTCATAAAGGAGGAAAAGAATCCTTAAGAAAAGCTAAATGGTATTTATCTAAGCTCATAGAACTAGATACTTAGAGGCTCTTCTCCTTCTTCATCATCTAGCTCTTCCTCAGCAAGTTCCTGAGACTTAGCCACCAGATCTAGTAGTTCAATATCTGTAGGTACATCAAAATCAATATCAACATTTTCTTCTGCCATAAGAGCTTTAAGAGCATGCCATTCCATCAAACGTTGGTGATACAAGCTTAACAAGGCAAGGTGAAGCTGATCCCAAGACATCTCACTGGCTTTTATCTCAGCTTTCCGCATGGAAAACTGTAGCTCTAACGGCAGCTGAAATGCTTTTGGTTCAACTGAATTTTCCATTAGTTGTTACTATTTTCTAAACCTATTCTACGACTATCTATCAAAATCACCATAGCTAAGTTCGTAATCTGTGCTTTTTTGTACAGGAATTGAAGGTCTAGCCGGTTCCGTGGCAAAGGTATTCATGAATTCAGTCAGTATGTAAGGGTTTATTCTCTGTTCTAAATTAACTAATGCCTGTATTTGATTTGGATGACCAGTATACTCTTTCATAGCTGTTAACAATATATTAGGTAAAGAAGATACGTTAGAATCTACCTCTGATAAAAATAAATTAGTCTCTTCTTGCCTTCTATGTAATAAAATTCCAATCGCTCTATGATTTTGGTTGAATATCCATCGATTCATCTCATCTGCAGCTGCATGGTACTTTTGAGAATCGATGTGATCAATAACACTGCTATATAAGAAAGGTTCCCATCCTATTGAATGTATGAAGGAGATTAAAGCCTCTCTCATGGAACCGTCAATATCTAAATGTAATTTGTCTAATTCAGTATCAATAACATATATCTCATTCATTAAAAATTCTAAGGCTCTCTTTTTGGTGCAACAATGCCCCTTCTTAACGGGAGATCCGTCTGGATAAAACTGTGTTCCATAACCAAATGTGTATGGTTCTTTATTACTTATAGGATCACAATATGCCTGTTCGTTATAACCTTCATATCTACAAATTAAATCAATGGCTTTAGAAAAACCGGACATAATAGTAATACCTTATTATTACTAATCATACACAATTTTATTTACCATTTCACCTTATGGGACCAATATCTAGCTGAAAAAATATCAGGTTTAGAATCTTGTGCATTATGTCTTGCATAATAAGACTTTTTACGAGCTTTATCTTTTGCTGTCTTAGGGTTTTTACCGGCTCCTTTTACACCTTGTTGTCCAAATCGTATAATTTTTTCTTTTCCGTCTTTACAAGCTTTCACTACATGAGATTTAGTAGGGTGTTTAGGAGTTCTTTTTGCCTTATTACAAGCTAAAGAATCCTTAGCTATCTTGGCTGCACTCGCTGCTTTTTTATATTTTTTAGCCATATGTAGAATTAGAAAAATTTAGAAGCATTCAGATTCTTCGTGTAACCCCTTAATAGATCTTGCCCAGACTTAGATTTATTAGAAAAACCAAAGGGGTCATCATCCTCTTCCTCATCGTCGTCGATAAATAGTCTAAACGGACTGTACTCTCGATCAGCATCGTCTTCCTTTTCTTTTTCCTCTCTTTCCTTTCTTTCTTCGGCACTCTCGCCAAATAAGGCGTCTTTCCCTCCTGTGAGTTCAGAAACAACCGAGAAAGCTGCAAAGGGATCGGTGCGAAACTCTTCACTTGATAAACCTCCTATACTGAATTTTCCACCTCCAGTAGCCGCCGATGTTAATAAAGTTTGATCCTCGGGATTTAAATCAGGAAAAACCTTTTCGTAAAAATCGGTTTCCGATCCGTCATAACCGGCATTCTGAAATATCTTATAAAGCTGGGTATCTCCTTTAAGTCTCGGATCGGGTTTATAATCTTCTTCTCTTTCTATATAGGTAATTCCTAATTTCTCCTGATCTGGTTTTTCACGCTGTTCATTTAAATATTTAATCTGTTGTCTTATATCTTGAGCTGCTCCAGTTCTCATTACCTCTGCTATATACTCTTTTAGATCCTCAAAGGAACCCTCAAATCCTTCGATAAGGCTGTTACCATCCTCATCTGTTAAAGCTTCTTCCCAAGTTTCTGGAAGATTCGGATCTAAACCTTCTAATAACTCTTCAGCAAATTCTTCTGGTCTTTCAAATTGCCCAAACACAGATGGGTTTTTTTCAAGATATTCTCTCATCAAAGGTCTTTGTGTTTCGTTTATAAAATTTCGAAGCCTATCTGCACTAAGGTAATTTATTGTAGGATCAAAAGGAGCGGGATTACCATCGGCATCCGTCATATTTACACCTTTGATTTGAAAATGTAATTTAGAAAACTCATCTCTTTTATTAATATCAACACCATATTTGTATGCTTGTGCTTTCCAGGTTGTTTCATATCCTAATCCTTCTATGAGTGAGTCTGGATCATCTTTAGCCTGCTCCCAATCTTTTGCAATTGTATCTCTTTGTTTTATAAGCCTCTCTTGGGTAAGAGAACCCTCCCTATAACCTTTTACAGCAATTTTTTCATCGTTCTCTAGATCTTCTTCATATCTCTTGTCATAAGCTGCGATAGGATCGTAATAAAAGTCAGCATCAAAGGTTCTTTTACCAGCGGATGCAGAAGTTGCTTTTAATTGATCTAAGAAGCTATCATTTTGTACTTGTGCTTCGTGTTTTACAGCGGTAAGTACATCTTGTGTTGTAAAGGGGTTTTTCTCTTGTTGTCGAACGTCCAAATATTCTATAAATTCATTCATAGAACGAGACGTATCAAATCTCGGTTTTAGATAGTTAGTCATATACCTTTCAGCAAACTCTTTATCAATATCAATCAGATCCTTTTCTTCGTCTTCTGGACTACCTAGTTGTAACTCTTCTTCTGTATATTTATCTTCAATATTAGTTTCAAACCAGTTTTCCCAGTTATATAACACATTGTTTTTAACTCCTGTAACACCTTCTAATTGCTTTTCTAACTTATCTTCATCAAAGCCCCCTTTATCTTTCCCAAGAAAAGGTAAGTAACCTCCTACGCCAGTATCATTGAGTAAAGAATCTGTTAAAGTCTTGTTGATATCAAATACTTCACCGAAACTACCGAAACCTCTTAACAAATCTAATTCCTGTTCTTTTAACCTAGCTTTCTTAACCTCGTTTATTGTGTCTTGTAAAACATGCTGATTAAGACGAGCGAATTTAGCTGTCTCCGTTAAACCCTCTACGCCTATCTCTTCTATCATCAAATCCTCTAATTCACTTATCCCCGTAGTGGACTGATCTGTATTAAGGGCATTTACGAAACTAATATTTTTATGCTCTGGCTCTTGAGACACACGGAACAACGCAACAAACTCGTTAGGATTTTCAATGTTACGGAAACGTTCTTTACCCTCTCGTACAAAATAATTACTGTCATCACCCTCTTCTTTAGCTTTTAAAGCTGCTTGGTATAGTTCTTGAACCGCTGGTACACTTAATATCCTCTGGGTTACCTCAGTTCCGTATTCTATAGGAATTCCCTCTTCATCGACAGTGGCTGGACGAAGTAAGAAATCATCTCTGAATCTAGATTTAATAGCATCAATGAAAGTACCTTCATCATCTCTTGCGTCAGTTATACCTTTCAGGCTATCTACTGCGTCTTTTTCTTCAATTTTATTACCTCTTTTACCTGAAAACATCCCTATATTGCTGTAGTGATGATGATAGTAATCCTTTTCTCCGTATCCTTCTGTAATATCAAGATCACCATCCTCATCAAAAAGTTTTGCTTTTTCAGCATACTCTTCTGCCAATCCATCAACCTGTGTTGCATAATAATCAGGATCAAAGCTGCCAGAAGGAGGTTGAAGTCCCTTATCTTTAGAGTTCCATGTTACTAATCTTTCCTTTCTATAAAAAGTTTTAAACAGGTCTGATATGCTCTTTTTTGCTTCATCGTCTATATCTAAAGCCTCTATCTCTCTTCTTCTATCAGCATAATCACCTTCGTTGCTGAGATATAAAGACGTACTAAAGATATTAACAGCATCTGCGTACGCTTTGTTCCTTTTTCGATTCTTTTCATTTAACTTCTGATTCTCCTCTGCCTGCAGTCTATTTTTTTCATTTAAATCTATATTTCGATCTATTTTATCCTGATCTACAACGGTTCTTACTCTCTGCTCAGATTCCGGATTCCCCCAGTAATTAGTCCAAGTGTGCGTATAAACCTCTTGTTTAGTTACAGTTTCGGGGTTTACATCAAGATATTCATCCCCTTCAAGTAGAGGGAACATTTCATCATACTCTGTATGTTCTTTACCTATTAATAAACGTGTTGGATGAGAAGGATCATATTCCACACCAGGTTTGTTTCTGGTGTAATTGATGTTATCTTTTGCCAATAGAGTGTTTCTTTCATCAGATCTAATTTTCTCAGGGTCTCCGGTTAACGGAATAGCATCAACACCGTACGTATCTCCTTTATTAACAGCATTCAAGTAAGCTTTGTAAGCCATGTCAAAATTGTTCATCTCCTGAACGAATTGGTCAGGCATCATCTCTGGATCTGCGGTCTCATACGGATCTCCTACGATCTTGTCCTTTAACTTTTCAAAATCAAATGTCTGTCCATTTATAAAAGTAAAATAGCGAGATGCAGAAGAGGTGGTCTCTGGCCCACTCGGCGTGATAAACGTACCTATCTTTTCTGTTTCAAGACGGTCTAATATATCGTCCCCTGTTAATTGATAACCTTCTGTATCTCGGTTGTAGCCTTCTTCTAACGCCTTATCGTAGTTGCTGATAGCCCCCTTAAATGCTTGATAAGCTTTAGCCCAACGCTCACTGGCATAAATGTTGCTGTCTTCAGGGTCCGCTCCAGCAACTTTCTTGAAAGCGTCGTAGACATCAAACCTATTTGGAGAACCGTCGTCGTTCCTTCCGATCTTAGAAAGATCAATCTTAGCATTTTTTTTGTTTTTTGGTAAATAAGGTATTAAGGCTTCAGGTTGCCAAAATCTTTTTACAGTTTCTGCAATCCTCTCCATGTCTAATCACTGTAAGGGGTGTAAGTTAAATTGACGTTGGTTCCTTTTAAAGATTTCATCCAAGAGTCAGAGAAACTATTCTCTAATCCTTTTCTAACTTCTACCATTTTCTCATATCCTTGTGTAAGTAATGCAACTAATTCATTCATATAGATTATCTGATCACGAAAAACATGTGCATAAATACGATCCGTACAGGTTGATTTAGATAATCTATTAGATTGTTCCCAAGCTTCCCATGACATTGTTGCCATTGGTTGTAGTGTTCTTATATGTTCTTGATAGAAAGGATTACTAGGTATTATAGAAAACAAAAGTTTAGTCACATCTAATAACTCTTCTCTCGTGGGAGGGTAATCCTGATCATATAAGTTATCAATTATTCTTGTACAATATCCCTGTTGTACTAAATAATTAAAAGCGTCTTTATTATCTCCAGCTGCGGTAATAGCTCCTATTAGTTTAGGAGCAACATTTTCTTCCCATTCAGAAAATCTCATGCACTAACAATATCTCTATAGGGATTATAGCTATTCATACAAATGACTTCAGATAAATCTTGCTGAGTCCATTCCACTAATTTTATAAATTTTAAGTCATCAAAGAACTCTTGTTTCTTATACCACTCCTCCATATTCTGGCTTCCTTTATTAGCATTACAGCTTCGACAAGCAGGCACTAGGTTATTCCGATTACTGGAACCAGAACGAAACCTTGGAATGATGTGATCTAACGATGTAGCCGTTTCCCCACAATAGCCACACTGGTGGTGCCACGCTTCATAGATTGATTGTCGATA